GGGAGGAGATCCTTGAATCTTCTCCCGCTCCCCTCCATGATCGTGTGCCGGTGAAGGGGAAAATAAGCGATATAACAGGGCAGAAGGGGTCAATGCTGGGAGACAAAGGAAAAATAGAGGAATGGCTGAATTTGTGCGAAGAGATAGAAAAAAGATTGCCCTGGAAGATGCAGATACTTTTGAGGTTGAAACGGAAGTACAAGGTAGGAGTCAAGGGAANGCCGGTTAGGTGGTTGATTGCATTAGAGTTGTCAGAAGAGATTAGCCGGAAGATCGGAAAAGAGTGGTATATAGGTGAGGACGGGGTAGACAAGTGGTGGCAGCGGGTTGTGACGTATGGGGTGATCCTAGCTGCTAAAAGGGGGTTGGTGAAATAAAAAGAGGCCGGGGTTAATCAGGCAGCCCCAGCCTTTGTCTTTCCTTTTTGTATGAGTGTAATAGGCATCACTCTACCTTTATCCCGGTTATTTTGTAAAATTTTTTTGGATCAAAGTTTGGAATATTTTTTATAACTTGCTTTTCTCGCTCTGTTAGTCCATTCCACCAGGTAAGGAAAGCTTTTTTAGTATCACAAACTTTCAAGTAACCACCATCAGCCCAAATCCATCTTGTTGGTTCAAAAGGTATTCTACTGAGAATACTATAAGCCTCACTGTTTCGCCATTGTCTGAATGTCATATCTGATTCTTTATCAAAGAACCTTATCTTGTGCTCTTCAGTGCAGAAACATCCTGTTTCATGGTCAGAAATATTGAAGTCACCTGTGCAAAAGTTGCCTTGATTCCAATTGCCGGTATTCCAATTGCCGGAGTTGCAATTACCGCTATTGTGATCACCGCTGTTCCTGTTACCGCTGTTCCAACTACCACTGTTGCGATCACCGCTGTTCCAATCGCCGCTGTTCCATTTACCGCTATTGCGATCACCGCTGTTCCAACTACCGCTATTGTGATCACCGCTGTTCCAATTACCGCTATTGCTATTACCGCTGTTGCAATTACCGCTGTTGCTAAGTCCTGAGTTTCCTTTTCCTGTGTTGCATAGGGCCAGCACTTCTTCCCAAGTGATTTCACGCACTATGTGAATCTTATTAGTGCAGCACTTATCATGTTCTTCATCAATTTCCCCGAGGGCAATTACTTCTGCAACTTTGTTCAAAGGGTCAAATGGGTAATAGTTAAAGCAGTCTACTGCTCGTTTGCAGAAGTGAAAACCCCTTCCGCAAACGCTTGGGCTTACATCTTCTTCATAGGTCTTTCCGACCTCATACTGAAAACCATTACATGTCCAATCAGGATTGAACACTTTGTATCCCTTTACAATTCTCATGTTTCAACCATCCTTTCTTTAACTTGATTATCTTATTTTTTTTACTCTTTTTTGGAGCTTCTCCGCTCCCGTCCGTCCTCTCTCTCGAAAGGACGGAAAGCAGGGGAGAAACCTATTAGCTAGGATGTGCAAGGCAGGGGGTCTTTCGGTGTCACTGTCCCCGCCTCGATGTTCCAAAAACAACCTCTCTTTCTATTTTTAACCCTCCTTTAACTTTATTTGATCTAGAGAAATACAATCCTTATAACTATAACCTTCATGCATTTTAAAAATTTCAAACCTAATATAATCCTCTAATTTGATCCTTTTCCCTTTCCAGGTATCCTCAACTGTATTGAAACTATCAATTTTCCCTTTAAGAAAGGGAAAATTTTTAAACAGGTTTCGCTCTAATCTATAAATTGCCCGCCGACCAACGCGGGCATAATCCCCGGCATCAATTAATAAAGTTACTTTTCCACCGGCGATAAGAACCAAAAACTCTCTAGGTTCCCTATAAGGCCGTCGTTCTGCCTCATAAGAATCCTTTATAACTTTGTGTAGGTATTTATATAGCCTTACAATTTCCTCATATCCTTTTCTCGCTACCAACCTTCTTGTTTCTTCCACTTCTCCTTCTACTTTTTCAAATTTAAGAATTCGATCTTTTCCTAAATCAAAAGATTTATAATATGGATGCCAACAGGTATAAATAGTACATCTACTAACTTTTTCCTCACCAACAACAAAAATACTACTAATTTCCGCTACAATCACCCTCGGTAAAAAGTCAATACATTCAATTTTTTCTACCTTAACTTTATCACCAACAGAAAATTTTTCTCCGTTTATAAATACTTCATTGACATACCTTGCTTTTACGCTGGCCTCGTCAGCCATTTCCTGCAAAAGAATATCTGCAGGAGCAGGTCTTAACCTATCGCCAAAAGTTTCCATCCTTTTCTCCTTTTCCCGCGCCTTTTCCCCCGGCGCGGTGGGGTAGATTTCCGGAGCTTCTCCGCTCCCGCCCGCCCTCTCTCTCGAAAGGACGGAAAGCAGGGGAGAAACCTAGCTTGTGCAGGTTGAGCGTTAGGGAGGAAATCCTCCCCCGCCTAGAACCTAGCCCTGCACGATTGTAACTCTGTAGAATTTGAAACTGAAGCCCTCAGGGAGAGTGGTACTCCCTTCGGGAAGCCTTCCTCCTACCAGCTGAGCTACATACAGCACGGCGTTTTCATCTAATACTACATTTATTCTGTTCATGGAAACTGGAAACCCTAGTAGGTCTGAAAGCACATTTGCGGTGTCTGCATGACCTACGGCCGAAACTACATCTGAAGGAATGTCTTCAGGTGTAATTTCTTCAAAGCGGACTACCCCCCCTTTTTGTAACATTTGAATACTGAAAGCGTTCACAAGATACCTTTTCATGTTCTTTCCCTCCTAATTTTTATTTCCTCCCCTCTCCGCGCCCTTTTCCCGGCGCGGTAGGGTATTTCCGGAGCTTCTCCGCTCCCTTTCCGGCCCTCTGATGAGGGCCGGGCAGGCAGGGGAGAAGCTAAAACGGCCACTCCCCTCAACCGCATCAAACGCAGTATTGGTCCATCCACTCCTGGAACAGCGCTGGCTCTTCTGCACATTCACAGAGTGGGGTCCCGTCCTCCGTCACCACATCCGCATCAGGAAATTGAGAATAATCAATACCCCCAGCAACGTATTTTGTAAGCGCAAACAATGTTTTTTCGTTCACCTCATAACCCGCCCATTCTAAAAACTCTCTTGCTGTCATTCTTCATGCCTCCTTNTAATATTTATTTGTTTTGCCGGGATAGTCTCCCGGCGGGCCTGTTTAATACCTTTCTGTGGGATATTCTTTTGATTATATTATATAGCTTACCTGCTAGAAAGTCAAGTGCAAAAGTCAAAATTTCTTGCAGAAAAATTATGTAGACTATTGGAAATAATAACTATTACTATTAGAAAATAATAACTAGGCCCAAAAAAAAAGAAAAGCCGGGGGACCCGGCAGGGCATAATGAGAGAATTATAAACCGGCCTTCTGGAGTGCTTCTCTTGCACTCCACATAGATTTGTCGGGGACATCTACGACGCAAAGAACGTCTTTTTTCCGGATAGGGCCGACCTTGAAAATAGCCCCCGTGCACGGTTGGAAAACAGTGTTTCCAATTTGTACGGTACCATTTCTCTTGGATAATACATATGCCTTCACTTTTTTCGACCTCCTTATTGTTGGTTGCTTTCATTATACAACTTCTCTATAAGAAAGTCAAGTGCAAAAAACAAAATTTCTTACAAAAAATTATGTCGGTAATAATAACTATTACTATTAGATAGGCTAAAAAAAAGAAAAGCCGGGGAGCCCGGCAGGGTATTTTGTTAAAATAAAATTGCTTTGCTACCCGTATTAATATAATACAATATTCCTTCTAATACACCTCTTTTTGCTTGCGCAGCTATAAATAATTCCTTAACCTGGGGATTATTATTTCCTGCAAAAATATTTATATATTCTTCCTGTTCCTTTATTGCTTTTTCGATTACACGTTTCAATTCCTTTAATGAAGCCATTTTTATACCTCCTTTCCGCCGGGATTTTGCCCTCCCGGCAGGGGCTTATTCTGCTATCTATCGTACAACTTTATGTATTCTTTTGGGACCCTATCCCGGATCATAGGGTGAGGGTACTCGATGCAATCGTGCTTGACTTCAAGCTCGCTCACATCGATTACCAATATTTCCCCTCCCCAGATCCGCTGGTACTCCTTTGCCTCTTCCAACGTATAATGACCATGTANAAAGTGCNCATGGTCAAAACCTAANCCATTGTCTAGCTCGTACTTCTCGGCAAANATGCTGTATGCCTCCTCGCCCTCCTGTTCATAGAGGGAGAGGAGATCGTCCCCGTCCCATCGGGGACACACGTGGTACATTCTTTCTGTGTCCTCAAATTCTATTTTCTGCCGGACCCTGTTTTCCGTTATGCTTCTCTTCTTCAACTTCATGTTGACACCTCCTTCCCTTTTGGTACTATCATTATACGATAGATCTATCAGATTGTCAAGCAGATNNGCATAAGTTTTTTATAAGTTTGAGCTACCAATGCTGCCAATATAATATATATATGTGGGGCTTTTAGATATTTAGATAATTGTCTAAATATCAAAGACTGGGCATGGGAGATTGAGATATTAGGGGATGCATATAAGGGGGGGGATATTTAGATATTTAGACAGTTGTCTAAATAAGGCAGAAATAGTTTCTCCCTGCACGTCCCTTATGTAACATCCCCAAATTTAAATTGCATTGAACAATCATCAAATAATATCAATTTTATTCAATCCTCACTAATGTGTCCATGCAGTGCAGACTGTCTACCCAGGCTAGATATAAACCCNGNATTTTTTNTNATTTTTGTCTACAATGTCTATATGGTGTGGACAGTGAAATATCGGTGGGAATGGTCAATTGTATTGGGTGACTATGGTACTGGGACAATTGATGAGGATTGGCCCTTATTAATACCAAAGGACAGGCAACCACAGAAGCCAATTGTTGCAAGCAGTGTAGGCAAGCAGGTTATATGTGCCGTGCATACAGCTTGGGATAATACACATTATAACAAGTTGCGGTGCATAATTAAGGTTAAAACCGAACGTATGTTCGCTTTTGGCCCCAAGGCCGCAATTCCTCTCGCTCACTCTCCAACACCTCTAATGAGTGCGAATATGCAGGCAATTATGATACTAGGGAGCTGCCCGTCCGGGCGGCTTTTTTGTTGTGGGTGATGCACATGGAAACAAATGTCGTAATACTTGGCGATTGCCTCGATGTTTTACGTGAACTACCAGACAACAGCATAGACAGCGTGGTAACTGATCCGCCGTATGGTCTATCAAAAGAGCCAGACATCGAGGAAGTGTTGACGAAATGGATGGCTGGTGAAGACTACGAACACCGCGGAGGCGGGTTTATGGGCAAGACGTGGGATTCATTCGTGCCAGGTCCGGCAATTTGGCGGGAAGTCTACCGCGTGCTGAAACCTGGCGGCCATGCGCTTGTATTCGCTGGGACACGGACGCAGGACTTGATGACGATTAGCTTGCGGTTGGCAGGGTTTGAGATACGGGACGTTATCGAGTGGCTGTACTTCTGCCTCAGCGAAGATACTGAGATTCTCACTTGTCATGGTTGGGTGACATACGATAAAATAGAGCCATACTATAAGATCGCATGTTTTAATATGGAAACCGGAAAGATCGAAGCACACACCCCAGATGCAATCAACATTGCGCCATATTCTGGTGACATGGTGCATTTGGTGTCTGGTGAAACTGACCAACTTGTAACACCTAATCATAGGTTGGTGATTTATGAGGATGGAAAATTCCAATTCAAACCTGCAGAAGAAGCGGATTCACGGGAATACACGGTATATTTTGCCGATGAAGAAGAATTGTGTCGTGTGTGGCGGGGAATTTTGGGTACACACGAGGTATCAGGCGGCGAGGAACAAGTATTGTTCAAAAGAATGCAGGAGGAAGGGGAATCCTTATTACAACAGGGGAAGAAAACCGCCGGAAGAACGTCCCGGATTGGTCAAGATCAATTGCAGTGTATGCGGGAAAGAGGTTTGGAAGCCAAAAGCCTGGGTGAAAAGGGTACAAAATCCGGTTTGCTCAAGGGAATGCAATGGGAAACTTCGGATTCAAGCAACTTTTGGGGCAGATCGTTCAAAAGCATGGACGGAAGAGAGGAAGCAACAATTACGGGAGAAGATGAAGGGGGAGAACAATCCATCTTGGAAGGGCGGGGTGACGCTTCGCCGTTCAAAAGGAAATTACAAGGGCGCGATTTATGTTCGGTGCCCGGAAGAGTTCAAGGAGATGGCCCGGAAAGATGGGTATGTGATGGAGCATCGTCTAATTATGGCGATGGCGATTGGGAGGCCACTGAAACGAACCGAGGTTGTTCATCACATCAACCACGATCCGTACGACAACCGTCTGGAGAATCTGGAGTTGTGGGAGAGCAATGCCGCCCACAAATTACACGAAGCAGGAAAGACGGATTTATCCAAACGCATATATCCGCCGCCTCCAAAAGAATAGTCCATTATGACGGTGTTGTTTGGTGTGTTACTGTGCCTACCGGTGCCTTTATTGCACGTAGAAACGGGCGTATTTTTGTGACGGGGAACAGCGGTTTCCCAAAGTCGCTCGACGTAAGCAAGGCGTTTGATAAGCGGGCGGGGGTAGAAAGAGAAATTATAGGCATTGATATGCACTTTCTTCGTAGAAACCCTATAAGTAATCATAAAAATGATTACGGAGAAGGGTATGGAAAGCCTTCGTTTAAAGACGGTATAGAGGCTGCTAAAATAACCGCACCCGCAACACCGCTCGCCAAAAAATGGAATGGCTGGGGCACGGCCTTGAAACCGAGCCACGAGCCAATAATATATGCTCGCAAACCATTTAATTCCGTTCCGTTTTCAGGTATAATAGAGGAGACAACAAGTCTCTTGGAGGTAGCGTTATGCCTGTTACTGTCAAGTGTGAATGGTGCGGAAAGGATTTTCAGGTTAAGCCCAAGCGAGTTAAACGGGGAGTCAGATTTTGCAGTTATGAGTGCCGCACTGCTTCATGGGGAAAGATCCGGCGAGTTAAAAGAGCTGATGGTTACATTCAACTCACCGGAAACGGTCTTAACGTGCTTGAACATCGCTACATTATGGAACAACATCTTGGAAGAAAGCTTGAAAAATGGGAGCATGTTCACCACAAAAACGGAGACAAGTCTGACAACCGCATTGAAAACCTTGAAATCGTTGTTATTTCCGATCACGCAAGAACCCACCATCCAGGCCGTGATGACAGCGCATGGGTTCGGCTTGAATGTAAGCAGTGCGGAAAGAAATTTGAACGACGAAGGAAGGAATACGAGCGACATCCTGAAGCGTTTTGTAGCCGTGAGTGCTACCTTGAGAACCGGAGAAAATGGTACACCTGCGAATATTGCAGTGAACGCTTTACGACTAATAACCCCAAGCGTCGTTTCTGTTCTCAAACATGTGCTAACCGAAATACAAACCAACAACGCCGAAAAAAGTCCACTTGAACCCGCCCATGAGCCGATTATTATGGCGAGAAAGCCGCTTGTCGGGACGGTAGCGGATAACGTGGAGCGGTGGGGTACGGGTGGGCTGAATATTGATGAGTGTAGAATACCTGTAAATTGGAAGGAAGAATATCCTCCAAGTTGGTTTACTAGTGGTAAAAGCAAAGAAAATGCCAAAGATTATTGGGGGAAAGGGAATATTAAGAAAAATACTGTTGCAGATAGAATTTCTGATAAGGGGCGTTTCCCCGCCAACATCGTCACAACCGAGCAGGATGCATTTTGGTCGAAGTACTGCAACGTTACGCCAACTGATCATCAACCCATCATCATGGCGAGAAAGCCGCTCGACGGGACCGTAGCGGACAACGTGGAGCGGTGGGGGACGGGTGCGCTGAATATTGATGGGTGTAGGATTCCGGCAACACCTGAAGATATAGCGATTCAACGAAAGCGGACAGGCGGTAAGTTTGGCGAAAGATTGGATGGCGATGTTTTTAACGCAAAAACATCGGGATTCAAGCGACAACCAGCGGGAAACGAAAAAGGCCGCTTCCCTGCAAACTGCGTAACGACGGAGCCGGGCGCCTTTTTCAGCAAATATTTCAACGTCACGCCACCGGAGTTGTCGAAAAAAGCTTCTAAAAAGGATCGAAACAGNGATTGGCGCGGGGAGGAAATTGGGTTGGAACCGAAAGATAGTGGATCACTAGTCGCAAGTACGCGCGGACAATTAAAAGATTTACGTATATCTAACCCAGAATATGAGCGTAAAGTACCGAAGAATGCTAATTTTCACCCAACCGTCAAACCTACCGACCTTATGGCGTGGCTTTGCCGATTGGTCACGCCGCCTGGCGGAATCGTGCTTGATCCGTTCGCAGGCAGCGGATCGACACTTGTAGCGGCAAAGCGTGAGGGGTTTCAATACATCGGCATTGAGCGTGAGGCAGAATACGTGGAAATAGCCAAGGCGCGAGTAGGATAAAAATTAGGCAGTAGCCATCCATGGGGGCGGCTTTTTGTTTATAGGATGCCGGAAACGGAGGGTAGTACACACCATTCGCGAGGCAGGGGCGGGGCCTGGTGTGAATTATGTTCGTTGTGTAGGAGGTTGTAGAAAGTGCAGGTAAGTAAAATCCCAATAAGCCAGCTAAACCCTGCTGCATATAATCCCAGAAAAGATTTGCAACCTGGTGATCCTGAATATGAAAAGCTCAAGCGGTCAATGCAGGAGTTTGGTTATGTGGAACCTATTGTCTGGAACAAGCGCACCGGGAATATCGTCGGCGGTCACCAGCGGTATAAGGTGCTTCTTGACATGGGTATGCAGGAAGTGGATTGTGTTGTTGTTGACCTGGACGAAACAAAGGAAAAGGCGCTGAATCTGGCATTAAATAAAATACAGGGCGATTGGGATTATGGAAAACTCAAAGATTTACTACAAGAGTTAGATACCGGAGAAATTGATTTAGAACTTACAGGGTTTGATATGGACGAGATAGAGGACTTAATAGCACAGCTCCATGTACCCGAAGAAATTGTCGAGGATGAAGTGCCGGANCCGCCAGAAGAACCGNTAACNAAGCCAGGGGATTTGTGGATACTGGGACGGCATAGGTTGTTGTGTGGGGATGCGACAAAAGACTATAATATTCTGATAGATAACAAAGATATAAAATTGTTATTTACTGACCCTCCTTATGGTGTTTCTGTTGTAGGTTCAAATGGAAGCATAGGTAAAGGTTGTTTAGCAAAAGAGGGTACTTATAGGCCTGTTATAGGTGATGATACATATTTCAACCCTACATATCTATTCAATATAGGTGAAAAACAAATTATATGGGGAGCTAACTATTTTCATGATAAATTACCTTTAGGTACAAGGTGGTTAGTTTGGGATAAAGAAAGACCTGATGGAACAACTTTTAGTGATTGTGAATTAGCATGGACAAGTATAAAAGGTGTAGCCGTTAAAAAGTATAAATGCACATGGCATGGCATGATTAGAGAAGGTGAAAGTGAAAAGAGAGTTCACCCAACACAAAAACCATTAAAATTATGTTGTGAGATTATAAAGGATTATACAGATGAAAATGATATAGTTTTAGATCTGTTTGGCGGCTCCGGCTCTACCCTCATTGCCTGCGAGCAACTAAACCGTATCTGTTACATGATGGAAATTGACCCGGTATATTGTGATGTTATCGTCAAGCGGTGGGAAAACTTCACAGGGCAGAAGGCAGTGAAATTAAATGAGTGAGCTATGGGATAGACAACCAGGGGAGAGTACAAAAGCTTATGCTGCTTTTTGCATATACAGGGATATGGGGGTTGAAAGAAGCATTGAAAAGGTGTACGAAAAGAGGTCAAAAAGAGGACCGTTAAGCCGCCTAAAAAACTGGTCTGTAAAACATAACTGGGTAGAACGCGCTAAAGCTTACGATGATTATATTGAAAAAAGGAAGCGCGAAGAAAAAGAGAAGGCTATACTAGAAATGGCAGACAGGCAAGCAAGGCTTGCTATTGCATTTCAGCAGCGCGTTGCACAGCGTTTACAAAAACTGGATCCCTCAGAACTATCACCCTCTGATCTAGCAAGGTGGTTTGAGATAGCTGCTAAGATTGAAAGGCTTAATAGAGGAGAACCTACAGAGATTGGCAAGCAAGAGGTAATGCTCCCGCAGATTGTGGAGATTGAGTTGGATGATAGCGAGTAAGATAAAGCTTCATAAGGGACAAGCTAAAGCTTGGAGAAGCCAAGCAAGGTATGTTGCAATGATAGCAGGGACTGGAAGCGGTAAAAGCTGGTTTGGGCCAGTTTGGCTTTATCGAGAGATACAGAAATATCCGCAAGGCTCTTTTCTTGTAGTATCTCCTACGTATCAAATGTTTCAGCGCATTGTATTACCGAGAACTTTGGAGTTTATGAATGAAGTTACTAAGGGAGAGTATCATGCAAGTGATAGAACTTACTACTTATCGACTGGAGGGAGAATTTACTTCGGTAGTGCAGATAATCCTCTTTCGCTTGAAGGTGTACACGTACATGCTGCATGGATGGATGAAGCAGGCCAGATGAAGCGCGAAGCATGGGATGTAGTATTAAGGCGTGTAGGCTTCTATAATGGTAGGGTATTGATTACTACGACACCGTATAATTTAGGCTGGCTTAAAAGTGAGTTTTATGATAGGTGGAGAGCTGGAGATAGTAATTATGATGTAATACAATTTGCAAGCATAGAAAATCCGCATTACCCCAGAGAAGAGTTCGAGAGAGCTAAGGCTACAATGCCGAGTTGGCAGTTTAGAATGTTTTACTTGGGAGAGTTTGTGA